TTATATAAATGTTGGAATTGTTGATTTTCCTTCAGCTTTATTAGATGATTTTTCTGTTTCTTATTGGGTGAAGATGGAACCAATGACAGGTTCAAATTATTTAAGAAAACACCCAGTAAGCGTTTCCACTTCAGTTTCACCTTTAGACCAAACAGTACATCTTAGAGTATGGGGATTTAATACACAATACAGAGTTAGAATTATTGGAAGTTTTTCTGGAGGTGGTGAAGGCTCTACTGATATAAGTGACAATCAATGGCACCACATAGCATATACTTATGAATATGATCCTTCTACAACTTACTATACTGTTAATGTTTATGTAGATGGAAACAGCACTCCTGAAGTAACCGCTGTAATGCGTACTACTGTAGGATATAATACAAGAGGACTTCATACTATTGGTGTTTTATCTGATTACACTGCGCCATATAGCTTAAATGCAGGAACTTATTTTCCTGGTGAAATAGACGAAATTAGTATTTATAGTAGCGTTTTAACTACTAGTGATATTTCAGATATTTATAACTCAGGAACACCAACTACAATAAGTGGAGCAACTGCTTATTGGAAACTTGGAGAAGAATCTAAATTCACAAATAATTGGTTAGTGCCTAATTCAGCATTAAGCAACTATTCAAATTACAGTTTTAATTTGGATGGCGTGGATGATTATGTTGGAATAGGCACAACATCATTAGGAATTACAAGTGCAATTACTGTTTCTGCTTGGGTTAAAACAACATCCACTGGCGCATATAGAGTTATTTGTGCTGAAGATGCTACTGGCGGTACTAGTAGAAATTGGAATTTATTTTTAGGAAGTAATGATAAAGTAGGATGGTTTGTTTGGAATACTGATGGAACCGTTACTGTTTTTTATAGAGCAACTGCAAATGAAATAACTGATGGTAATTGGCACCATGTAATGGGAACTTATGATGGAACTTCTAATGCAGACGGATTAAAGCTGTATGTTGATGGTAATGTAGAAACTGCAACTGCTGGAAGTACAGGAATAAGAAGCACAGCAGGAGTGGCACCTTCTATTGGAGCAAATGAAGGTGGAACAGGTTGGTTTTGGAACGGAAACATTGATGAGGTAGCAGTTTGGGATAGTGTGCAAGATGTTAGTTCTATCTACAACTCAGGAACACCAACTACAATAAGTGGAGCATTAGCACATTGGAGAATGGGAGAAGATGCAACTTACAATTCAAGTACAAGCCAATGGACTATACCAGACCAAGTTGGAAGCAATGATGGAACAAGTAACAATACAATGGCATTAGATATTTTAGTAGGTGAAGCACCTAATTATTTTGGTGGTGGACTTTCTGATGCAATGACAATAGAAGATAGAGTAGGAGATGCACCTAATAGCTCAAACAATGCAGTTTCTTATAATATGGAAGCTGAAGACATATCTAATGATACACCGTAAAATTTTAAAAAATGGATATAAGAACTTATAATACAAGAACTTATGCAGTAATTAACCTAACAGATATTAGCTTAATAGACTTTTCACAAATAGGTCAAACAAGTGCTGGAACTGTTAGAAGAAACATAGCTCAAACTCAATTTGTAATTAAATGGGAGAAAGGGCATATACCAACGTTTATTTTAGATGGCAGCGTAGTGCCTGTTGGTACTTACGATCACGTTGATATATTAGATTTAATGGCAACGCCTGAATGGACGCCAGCTCAACCTATAGAAGAATAAATATAAATTAAATTTAATTAAATGAATAAAATTAAACAAAATCAACTAGAGAAAATACAAAATCAACAACAGCAACTAAATGACACTATTGCAGAAATAGGATTATTAGAAAGCAAAAAACATGGATTATTACACAATATTGCAGCTATCAATAGTGAAATAGAAGAATTAAAAGAAGAGTTAGAAAAAGAATATGGTAGAGTTAATATTAATATAGAAACTGGTGAATATGTTGAAATTGAACAAGAACCAGAATTAAATAAAGTACAATAAAATGTCTAGTATAATTAGAAAAATAAGTATTGGATCTGACTATAAAAATGATGCTATGCATTATTCGTTGGGACAGGAGGTATATGGAGGACATACAATATCAGATATACTAGAGCCAGAACAAGGTGAATATATGATTTATATAAAAAAAGAAGACGAAATATTACCTTGGAAGAAGTTTAACTCTAATATGGCTATTGCTGTTGAATACGATCTTAAATATTAATGAATAGTTTATATCAATTTATAATTAAACCTTTAAATGATAGATACGAAAATACAGTAAAAGTAGATAACGTAAATTTAATTATAAATACAACTATAGAAAATCATAGATTTGTTAGTAAAAAAGCTAAAGTAGTATCAGTACCTTTGGCTTTTAAAACTAATATTAAAAAAGGAGATGAAGTAATTGTACACCATAATCTATTTAGAAGATGGTATGATCAAAAAGGTAATGAAAGAAATAGCGCTTCATACTTCAAAGATGATTTATATTTTTGTGAAATGAATCAAATATATCTCATTAAACAAGATAATACATATAGAACTAATTTAGATTATTGCTTTATAAAACCTATAAAAAATAATTCAACTTATAATTTAAGTAAAGAAAAACCGTTAACTGGGATAGTTAAATATACCAATAAAAATTTAAATAAACAAGATATAAAAATAAACTCATTAATTACTTTCACACCTAACAGTGAATTTGAATTTATAGTAGATAATGAGAGATTGTATTGTATGAAATCAAATAATATTGCTATTGAACATGAATACCAAGGAAACGAAGAAGAATATAATCCAAGCTGGGCGAATAGCAGTTGAAGAACTTATTAAGGTAGCTAAAGAACCTATAGTAGATACACAAGATGATGTATCTGCTGACCGCCTTAAAAACGCTGCTGCCACTAAAAAATTGGCTATTTTTGATGCTTTTGAAATACTACATAGAATGGAAGAGGAAGAAGCATTACTAACTGATAAACCTAAAGAGGAAAAGAAAGTGGAAAGATCTTTAAAATTTCCAGAGGGGAGGAGTAAATGAGTTATCAACAAACACTTTGGAAAGAAGTAAAAGATATTGTTAATCCAAAGATACTAAAGAAAAACAATAGGTTTAAAAAGTGGGAGTATGGTTACAACCCAGATTACGATTTTATAGTAATAAGTAAAAACGGAACAATTGGACAGATCATTGAAATACAGAATCTCCGCATTGCTTTACCAGCAGAATCTAAATGCTATAAACGCAATGAAAACAAAAAGGAACAATACTGGGAAAGATTCGACTACCCTAAAGAATTACAAAAAATAAGGAATAGATTTGATTGGGAAAAATACCCAATGGAATTTAGAGAAGAATGGTTTGATTATATAGATGATGAATTTAATAGACGTGAAGAAGGTTTTTTCTTTTATAATAACGGCACTCCTACTTATATCACTGGTACTCACTACATGTATTTGCAATGGTCAAAGATTGATGTTGGAGCACCAGATTACAGAGAATCAAATAGATTATTCTTTATTTTCTGGGAAGCTTGTAAAGCAGATACCAGATGCTATGGAATGTGTTACCTTAAAAACAGACGATCAGGATTTTCGTTTATGTGTTCTGCAGAAATGGTTAACCAAGCAACAATATCCAGTGATGCAAGATTTGGTATACTATCCAAAACAGGTGCAGATGCTAAGAAAATGTTCACGGATAAAGTTGTACCAATCTCGATTAACTATCCATTTTTCTTCAAACCCATCCAAGATGGTATGGATCGTCCTAAAACCGAACTTGCCTATAGAGTTCCAGCTTCAAAACTTACACGTAGAAAAATTGAAGTTAATGAAGAACTTAGAGAATTAGAAGGATTAGATACTACTATAGATTGGAAAAATACTGGAGACAATAGTTATGATGGTGAAAAGTTAAAACTATTAGGTCATGATGAAAGTGGTAAGTGGGAGAGACCTGATAATATTAAAAACAATTGGAAGGTAACTAAAACATGTTTAAGATTAGGTAGTAGAATTGTTGGCAAGTGTATGATGGGTTCAACTTCTAATGCTTTAGATAAAGGTGGTCAGAACTTCAAAGATATTTATTACGGCTCAGATGTTTTAAAGCGTAATAAAAATGGTCAAACAAAAGAAGGATTGTATTCATTGTTTATACCAATGGAATGGAACTATGAAGGTTTTATTGATATTTATGGACAACCTGTGTTTAACACTCCTAAAAAACCAATAAAAGGTATTGATAATGGTTGGGTAAATGTAGGTGTTATAGAACATTGGGAGAATGAAGTAGAAGGATTAAAAGAAGATCAAGATGCACTAAATGAATATTATCGACAATTCCCACGAACAGAACAACATGCTTTTAGAGATGAAACAAAACAAAGTTTATTTAATTTAGTAAAGATATACGAGCAAATAGACTATAATGAAGAGATAAATAATAGAGCAAATGTTACTCAAGGTAATTTTCAATGGGAAGGTGGAATTAAAGATACAAGAGTTATTTTTACACCACAAAGAAATGGAAGATTTTTTATAACATGGGTTCCAAATAAAAATCTTCAAAATAATGTGATTATAAAGAATGGTATAAAGTATCCTGGAAATGATCACATGGGAGCTTTTGGTTGTGATAGTTATGATATATCAGGAACAGTTGATGGTAGAGGATCCAATGGATCTTTACATGGGTTGAGTAAATTTTGCATGGAGGATGTTCCTCCAAATAGATTTTTTTTAGAATATATAGAAAGACCACCTACAGCAGAAATATTTTTTGAAGATGTACTCATGGCACTTCATTTTTATGGAATGCCTATATTAGCAGAAAACAACAAACCTAGATTATTATACTATTTAAAAAGAAGAGGATATAGAGGTTTTAGTATGAATAGACCAGATAAGTTAATTCATAAATTATCAGTGACAGAAAGAGAGATAGGTGGAATACCAAATTCAAGTGAAGATGTAAAGCAAGCACATGCTGCAGCAATTGAATCATATATCGAAGAGTATGTAGGATTATTAGGTTCGGAGTATGGAGATATGTATTTCCAAAAAACATTAGAAGATTGGGCTAGGTTTAATATAAATAATAGAACTAAACACGATGCTTCGATAAGTTCAGGTTTAGCTATTATGGCTTGCAATAAAAATAGATATAGACCAACACTTAAACGAGCTAATCAACCAATACAAGTAGGTATTAAAACATACGATAATACAGGAATAATTTCAAAAATTAATAAGTAAATGCAGATTAACACTAATACAAATAGTACTTTTCCAGATCAGGTTGTACCTATGATAGAGAAAGCTACATTAGAGTATGGGCTTAAAGTTGCACGAGCAATAGAAGGTGAGTGGTTTAGAAATTGGCAAGGAACAGGATATAGATTTGCTTCAAACTATAATAATTTTCACAATTTAAGATTGTATGCTAGGGCTGAACAACCTATTCAAAAATATAAAGATGAAATGTCTATAAACGGAGATTTATCTTATTTAAACTTAGATTGGAAACCTGTACCCATTATACCTAAATTCGTAGATATTGTTGTAAATGGAATGTCACAAAGAAGTTATGATATTAAAACATTTGCTCAAGATCCAGAGTCAGTTCAACAACGAACTAATTACGCTCAAGGTTTAATGCAAGATATAGAGCAAAGAGATTTTAATGATTTTGTAAATGACACTTTAGGAGTAGATATTAATAACAATAAACGAGGAAAAGATACACCAGAAGTATTAGATGATATTCCCGTTCATATGCAATTAAATTATAAACAATCAATAGAGATTGCAGAAGAGGAACTTATTAATCAAGTATTAGATAAAAATAAATACCATCTTGTTAGAAAAAGATTAAATTATGATTTAACTGTATTGGGGATTGCTGCAGTTAAAACTACTTGGAATCAATCTGAAGGTATTTTAACAGAGTATTGTGATCCAGCTAGAATGGTTTGGTCATATACTGAAGATCCAAACTTTGAAGATATATGGTATGTGGGTGAAGTTAAAAACGTAAGCGTGCAAGATCTTAAAAAACAATTCCCACAAATTACCCCAGAAGAAGTAAAAAAATTAGAAAAGTTTCAAGGTAATACTCAATATGCTAAAGGTTGGAATGGTAGATATGATCAACACACTGTTCAAGTTTTATATTTTGAGTATAAAACTTTTATGGATCAAGTATTTAAAATTAAAGAAACTTCAAGTGGTTTAGAAAAAACAATTGAGAAAGAAGATACGTTTTTACCACCTGAAACTGATAATTTTAAAACAGCATCTAGATCTATAGAAACTTTATATGCTGGAGCAAAAGTGTTAGGTTTTCCTTTAATGCTACAGTGGGGTATGGCTGAGAATATGACTCGACCATATGCAGATACTACTAGAGTAAACATGAGTTATAGTCTTACTGCACCTAGAATGTATAAAGGAAGAATTGAATCCACTGTAAGTAGAATAACAGGTTTTGCTGACATGATTCAACTTACATCATTAAAGTTACAACAGGTGATATCTAGGATGGTTCCAGATGGAGTTTATTTAGATATGGATGGGTTAGCAGAGGTTGACTTAGGAAATGGCACTAATTACAATCCTGCAGAAGCATTGAATATGTATTTTCAAACTGGTAGTATTGTAGGTAGAAGTTTAACTCAAGATGGCGAAATAAATAGAGGTAAAGTTCCAATACAAGAACTACAATCTTCTAATGGTGGAGCTAAAATACAATCACTAATCCAAACTTATCAATATTACTTACAAATGATAAGGGATGTAACCGGATTAAATGAAGCTAGAGATGCAAGTACACCTGATAAAAATTCTTTAGTTGGTTTACAAAAATTAGCAGCCGCTAATTCTAATACTGCTACAAGACACATATTACAAGCTAGTTTATATTTAACATTAAGAACATGTGAAAATATTTCTAATAGAATAGCAGATAGTCTTATGTATCCTTTAACTAGAATAGCTTTACAAAATAGTATTTCTAATTATAACGTAGGTACATTAGATGAACTAATAACCAAAAATGTACATGACTTTGGTATATTCATTGAGTTAGAGCCAGATGATGAAGAAAAAGCTTTATTAGAACAGAACATTCAAATGGCATTACAAACTCAATCTATAGATTTAGAAGATGCTATAGATATTAGGAATATAAATAATTTAAAATTAGCTAATGAGCTTCTTAAGAAACGTAGGCAACAAAAACAACAACAAGAACAACAACGTCAACAAGCTAACATTCAAGCACAAGCACAAGCAAATGCTGAACAAGCGGAAAGGGCAGCGTTAGCTGAAACACAAAAACAACAAGCTTTAGTTGAGTCAAACTTACAATTTGAAAAAGGTAAATCAGAATATACTATTCAAAGAATGGAACGTGAGGCACATATTAAAAGACAATTAGCTGAACAACAGTTTGGTTATGACATGCAATTAAAACAACTGGAAGTTAACGCAATGAGTGCTAAAGAAGCTGAAATAGAAGATAGAAAAGATAAGAGAACTAAAATGCAAGCTACTCAGCAAAGCAAAATGATAGATCAAAGAAAGAATAATACTTTACCAATAAATTTTGATCAAGAACAATTTGGTATGGAATTAGAAACATTCCAACCTAAATAATAATTATATAATATCATATCATGGAAAAAACAAAAAACGCAGAAGAAATAAAACAGACTGCAGATGGAAACTTAGAACAAGGGGATTTTAAAGTTAAAAAAAGAAAACCTAAAAAACTAAGTAAAAAAGCAGAACCTGTAAAATTAGATTTAACTAAAAAAGAAGAAAAAGATGCCGTTCCAGAGTCAAGAACAGGAGACGTGGATGAAACACAACCTACCACACTTGTATCGGAAGTGGTTGAAGAAGTACGGGAAGTTCCACAAGCAGAAACCCCTGAAAAAGAAGAGGTAAAAGAAGAAGTTAAAACAGAAGAATCTCCAATTGAAGAAGTTACTGAGATTCAAGAGAAGGTTGAAAATACACCTCAAACTATTAAAAAAGAAGAAATTAAAGAAACTCCTAAAGTAGAGTTACCAGAAAATGTAGAAAAACTGGTTAACTTTATGAAAGAAACAGGAGGAAATATAGAAGACTATGTCAAACTTAATAAAGACTATAGTGATCTAGAAAATGAAGATTTACTAGTTGAATATTATTCTCAAACAAAGCCACATCTAAATCATGATGAAATATCATTTTTATTAGATGACCAATTTGCTTGGGACGAAGATATAGACGAAGAGCGAGTGGTTAGGAAAAAGAAACTCGCATTAAAAGAAGAAATTGCTAAAGCCAAAAACTTTTTGGAAACTTCAAAGAGTAAATATTACGACGAGATCAAGTTGAGACCGGGCGTTACTCAAGAACAACAAAAAGCTATGGATTTTTTCAATAGATATAAAACGGAACAAGAGGCAAAAAAGCAAGAGCACGAGAGTTTTAAAACTAATACTAATAAGTTTTTTACAAACGAATTCAAAGGTTTTGATTTCAAATTAGGTGAAAAACAATTTAGATATAAAGTTAATAACGCTAGTGATGTTGCTAACGTACAATCAGATTTAAATAATTTTATTGGGAAGTTCCTAGATAAAAACGGAAAAATCAATGATTTGGAAGGTTATCACAAAGCCTTATATGCAGCACGTAATGCTGATACTATAGCTAGTCATTTTTATGAGCAAGGTAAAACCGATGCAATTAAAAATCAAAATGCTAGATCTAAAAATATAACAAACGAAGTTAGACCCACTGCGGCTAATGGAGAATTGTATATTAATGGATTAAAAGTAAAAGCAATAAGTGGTGTAGATAGTTCTAAATTAAAAGTAAAAACAAGAAAATAACTTAAAACTATAAACTATGGCGTTTGTAACAGGCGGGTCATTTCCCGCATCGATTAATCCTATGCCAAGTCAAGTAGCTGTTCAAGATAATTATATTGATTTTCAAGACGCAGCTTTTGACGCATGGACACAACAATACCTACCTGAGCTTTATGAGCAAGAGGTAGAAAGATATGGTAATAGAACCTTATCTGGATTTTTAAGAATGGTTGGGGCAGAGATGCCTATGACCTCAGATCAAGTGATCTGGTCTGAACAAAATAGATTACACATTGCGTATGATAATGTAGCTCTTTCAGGAGTAGCTCATCCTCAAGCAACAGTAACAATAACATTACCAGCAGGCGCTGCTGATTCGTGTGCTGTTAGAGTAGGTAACACTATTCTTCTTTCAGATAATGCTACTGGATTAAGTACATCAAAATGTTTAGTAACAGCGGTTAGTAATGCTGGTGGTACTACTGGAGATACTTTAACTGTACAAAACTATGAAGCTGCTTTTCCAGCTGCTATAACTGGTGGTACTTGTAGCTTATTTGTATATGGTTCTGAATTTCCAATTGGAACAAATGGAATGAGTGATTCTATTCAACCAAGCGTAACAACTTATAAAAATTCACCAATTATCTTAAAAGATAACTTTGAAGTATCAGGATCTGATGCTGCTCAAATTGGTTGGATTGAAGTTGCTACTGAAGATGGTACATCAGGATACTTGTGGTATCTAAAATCTGAATCTGAAACAAGATTAAGATTTGAAGATTATCTTGAAATGGCAATGGTTGAAGGTGAATTAATGCAAACTGCTGCTACAGCGTTTGGTGCTAATTTCACACCAACTGGTGGTGCAGTTACTCAGAATATTAAAGGTACAGAAGGTCTTTTTGCTGCTATCGAAGCAAGAGGTAATGTATACTCTGGTTTTGCTGGTGCTGCTGCTCCTGGTTCAGGTGCGATGCAAGACTTTGACGCAATCTTACAACAATTAGATAAGCAAGGTGCTATTGAAGAAAATATGTTATTTTTATCAAGACAAACTGCTCTTGACATGGATGACATGATTGCTGCAATGAATGGTAACTGGAATTCTGCTGCTGCTGCTTCTTATGGTCTTTTTGACAACGAAGCTGAAATGGCACTTAACTTTGGATTTTCTGGGTTTAGAAGAGGTTCTTATGACTTCTACAAAACTGATTGGAAATATCTAAATGATGCTGCTACTAGAGGTATGTCTAAAGCAATTGATGGTGTTTTAGTTCCTGCTGGAACTTCAACAGTTTACGATCAAATGTTAGGATCAAATATCAGACGTCCTTTCTTACACGTAAGATATAGAGCTTCTGAAACTGAAGATAGAAGATACAAATCTTGGATCACTGGTTCAGTGGGCGGAGCATACACATCTACTTTAGATGCTATGCAGATTAGTTTCTTATCTGAAAGATGTTTAGTAACTCAAGCTGCTAATAACTTCGTGTTATTCAAAGGAGCTTAATTATTTATTAACATTTTAAAATATAGAAATTATGGGATACGTTAAAATAAAAAAAGCTAGTGGTTATGATCTAGTGTGTGCTGAAAATGTTAAATCGGTTAAGTTGGCAACCCTAGAAGAGGGTGATCGCATCGAGGTGACATATATAGGAGATTCTAGTGCATCACCGATTGTTGGCGCTTCAAGTTTTGTTCAAGCAGATGTTGACAAAATTATAGCTGCTATTAATATTATAAATGGCGCGTCTGGACCTGGTATTTTTCCAGAAGAGTTGAGCCAAGTAGCTACATCAGTAGGTTAATAAAAACTACTCAAGATCCCGCTTCGGCGGGGTCTTTTTAATTACTTATATTATATTATATTATGGAAAAAACAAAAGAAAAAAAAGACACTCCACAAGTAAAAGATACTTGGGAGTATAAAGATAGAAATTATTATTTATTAGGTAGTAAAAATCCTATTACATTTACAATAATATCTAGACATAGTAAACGTTATCCTTGTGTGTGGTTTGATGCGGAAAAAGGACATGAAAGAGAAATGAGGTATGCTACTAATCAAAAGAGTATTTTTGTAGATGAACAAAAAGGAAATGCCACTTTAAAACATATTATATTTGAACATGGGCATTTATTAGTACCTAAAGAAAAAAGGAATTTACAAGAATTTTTAGCTAAACATCCTCATAAAGGAATTATATTTCAAGAATTTGATGTTGTTAAAGAGGCTAAAAATGAATATGAGGATTTAAATTTAGAGTTAGATGCAATGAATGCGGCAAGAACTTTAGATGTAGATCACGCAGAAGCTATATTAAGAGTAGAGAATGGTTCTAAGGTATCTCAGATGACTTCTAGCGAACTTAAACGAGATATACTAATATTAGCTAAAAACAATCCTAGACTATTCTTAGAGTTAGCTAATGATGATAATGTTGGGTTAAGGAATTTTGCTATTAAAGCAGCTGAAGCTCATATTATTAGAATATCTGATGATCAAAGAACTGTACATTGGACTAGTAATGATCGTAAATTAATGAACGTTCCTTTTGATGAAAATCCATTTTCAGCAATAGCTGCTTGGTTTAAAACTGATGAAGGTATGGAAGTTTACAAAACTATAGAGAAAAAACTCAAATAACAAGTGATAATAAAAGGGTGGCTTAACCGCCATCCTTTTTTTTTAAAAATATAACTATGGCAATAAGTGTAGATACAGTTTATAAAACAGTATTATATATCCTAAACAAAGAGCAACGTGGATATATAACTCCAGATGAATTTAATAAATTAGGCACTCAAGTCCAATTAGAAATATTTGAAAACTATTTTGAAGAATTAAACCAACAATTAAGAGTTGGTGGTAACAGTAGTGACTATGCTAATAGAGTAAAAAAATTAGAGGAAAAAACTAATAGATTTTTTACAAGTGAAAGTTTAACTGTAACTCAAGGAGTTGGAGAATATTGGGCGGTTGCCAATTTAGCAACATTAGGATCTGGAAATGTTGTACATAGATTGGGTAATATAGAATATGTAGAACATAGAGACGCTGCTATAGGAATAGATGAAATACCAATTGAATTAGAAGAAGCAAATCAAGCTGATTTTAGTTTAGCAAGAAGATCTAAATTAACAAGACCAACTGCTATGTGGCCCATGTTTTATATAGTAGATACTTACGTGCGAATTTTACCAGCAAATGTTACTTCAGGAACAGCACCTTATAAAAGTTATATTATAAATTATATAAGAAAACCTGCTGGTCCGGCTTGGGGATATACTGTAAATAGTACTACTGGAGCATACATGTATAATGTAGGAACATCCACTGATTTTGAAATAGATGATACAGATCAAACTGATCTTATATTAAAAATATTACAATATTGTGGAGTTATTATAAGAGATCCTCAGATAGTACAAACAGCTACTCAAATGGCTCAGCAAGATGATTTAATGGAAAAAAGTTAATAAACTATGGCATTACTAAGCGAAACTAATGAACAGTATTACGGTGGACAACAAGCTTTTATAGGTGGTGTTGATAAATTTATTTGGACAGGAGATACACAATTAATAGCTACTACAAATACAACTAATACCAACTTTAAAGTAAAAGTAAATAATGTAGTTTGGACTGAAGTTAGTGTAGCACCTGCAGCTTCAGGAGAGTATCAATTATCTAGCATAAACGAGATTAGTACTTTTGCAGGGGCAGTTGGAGCCGCAGACGTACTTGTTATTGAATTACTAGATGGAGCTAAGTGGGCTAACTATGGTGGTTATTCGTACATTAAAATGGAAGATGTTATCAACAATTTCATGATTGGATATGTAGGGGAAAATAAGTTAATACCACATGTTAAAAGAACTGATATACTATTCCACGCGAAAAGAGGTTTACAAGAATTTAGTTATGATACTTTAAAAAGCATTAAATCACAAGAGTTAACTGTACCTGATTCATTATCCTTAATTATACCACAAGATTATGTTAATTATGTTAGATTATCTTGGATAGATGATTATGGTGTACAACACCCTATTTACCCTGTAAATAATCTTACAGATAGTCCTTATACGGTTCCTATTCAAGATGGTGATGGTATACCAACTCAAGACGGATTAGGTGAGAATTTAGAAGGTAGTTCGATTACTGACGAAAGATGGAGAACTGCTAATGATAGATTGATTAATGGTAATTTAACATGGGATGAATTTTACAATGCGTCGGTATACGATTGGAGATGGGATAAGTTAGCATATGGGCAAAGATATGGTTTAGAACCACAAACCTCCCAAAGAAATGGGTGGTTTAATATAAATGAAAGAGAAGGTAAATTTTCTTTCAGTAGCAATTTAAAAAGTAGATTAATAATACTAGAATATATATCAGATGGATTAGCTATTGATTATGACATGCGTGTACCTAAGATGGCTGAGGAAGCTATATACATGCATATAGCATATAGTATTTTATCTACACGATCAAACGTACAAGAATACATCGTTCAACGATTCAAAAGAGATAGACGAGCTGCATTGCGAAATGCTAAGATTAGGTTATCTAATATTAAATTAGGTGAAATAACTCAAGTAATGCGAGGTAAGTCTAAATGGATTAAACACTAATTAAATGGCAGAAATTCGTAATAACTTCATCAAGTCTAAAATGAATAAAGACTTAGATGCAAGATTAGTACCTTCTGGTGAATATAGAGATGCATTAAATGTAGCTGTAAGTAAATCAGAAGGAGATGATGTAGGAGCTTTAGAAAATATACTAGGTAACTTATCTTTAACTGATTTTGGGTTAAGTGGTACTTCTAATTTAGATATAATAGGTACATTTATGGATCTAGCAAATGATCGTATATTTGTATTTATGACTAATTATGTAGACACATCCCCTGATAAACTATCTAATTTTGCTTCGTCTAATGCCACTTGTAATATAGCTGTTTTTAATACTAATACAGAAACATACAATATATTAGTTGATGGTTATTTTTTAAACTTTTCTAAAACACACTCAGTTCTGGGTGTAAATGTCATAGATGATCTCTTATTCTGGACTGACAACAGAAATCAACCTCGAAAAATAAATATAAATTCTGCACTTGCAAATTCTAATTATTATAATAACGAAGATTCAATATCTGTCTCTAAATATTATCCTTATTCACCTATTGATTTATATAGAATAGAAGGTTCTTTAGCATGCCCATGTACTATAGGATCAGGATATACAGCTCCTGCGTTTGATGTACCAACAACTGGTGGCACAGGCACAGGTATGACAGTTGATATAACTACTACGGCAGGTGGTGCTACTATTAATAATCCAGGTTATGGTTATACTACAGGAGATCTTATTTCGGTTAGTCAAGCTGGTCACACTGGCACTGTTGCTACTTATACTTTAACGTTAACAGTTGCTAGCACAATGAAAGATGTAACTAGTCAATTTTTACCCGATGGTACCACTGCAAATCCTTATTATGATGATAAATGGCCAGGTGATCCAGATTTTTTACAAGATAAATTTGTAAGATTTAGTTATAGATTTAAGTTTGATGATGATGAATATTCACTAATAGCACCTTTCACTCAAGAATGTTTTGTTCCACAACAAGATGGATATTTTATTGATGTTGATGAAAAGAAAACATATGAGAGTACTGAAGTGGAATTTATGCAAAATAAAATTAACGATATAATATTAGTTATAAATAAACCGGGAGAAAATACAACATGGCGGACTGTAGAAAACGACTTAAAAGTAAAAGAAGTAGAAATAATATATAAACAATCAAATGAATCAAGTATAAAAATTTTAGATACTATTCCAGCTTCACAATTTACTGTCAAAAATCCTCAATTGTTTTATAACTATCAGTCTAGAAAACCTTGGAAAACATTACCTACAGCTGATTTATTAAGAGTTTATGACCAAGTACCAGTGAGAGCATTAGCTCAAGAAATAGCAGGTAATAGAGTCATATATGGAAACTACGTAGACAAGCATACTCCTCCACATTCTTTAAATTATAATGTTTCATCAGGATTTAAAGAAGTTGAAAACCCTGCTTCTTCAGCAGTAGAAGATAGTTATACTATAAAAGAATATCAAAATCATACCCTAAAACAAAATAGAACATATCAAGTAGGTGTGGTATTATCTGATAGATATGGAAGACAGTCAGATGTAATACTCTCATCAATAGATGAAAATTCTTCAAGTGCTACTTTAAAAGGTTCAACTATTCTTCATCAATATAAAACAGGTCTTAATCCTCAATATAGAACCGGAGTTTCAGATGTTAATAGTTTTAGTTTTACAACTTCTACAACTGCCACTAGCGGCTTATATTATACTGATAATACTTGGCCTGGTGACTCTTTAAAAATAACTTTTAACAATATAATTAACTCTGTAAAAAATACTTCTACAGGAACTCCAGGGTTGTATAGTGCAACGAATCCTTTAGGATGGTATAGTTACAAAATAGTAGTTAAACAAACAGAAACAGATTATTACAATGTATATACTCCAGGTATTCTAAATGGATATATAGATGGAAATTCTGATGATCCATTAAGTGCGAGTAGAAATGAACCAATTGCTCACTTTGCTTTACATGGGGATAATATAAATAAAATACCTAGGGATTTATCTTTATTAGGACCAACACAAACTATGTTTAGGACAGGAAGACCTACATATGAAGAAGATCCTAGTTATTATCAATTTGTAGGTACAGATAATGGTCTTTCATTTTCTATTTTAGCAGATCCATATACGGAAGAGGGAGAGAGATTACTAAAAACTAGAGATAGACAAAGAGATTTAGACGCTGGTAGTCAAATTAACAATGCTAGCATTAAGTTATATCCTAGAGTAGTAAACTATACTACTTCAGGAACAACGCAAAATAGTGGTCAATATTACCCATTAGCTATTGTTCCTCCTGCAAGTAGAAGTAGAACTTTAAATGATACTGTTGTAACGATAGGAACAGGATCTGAATTAAGTTTGTGGGATCCTTCAGCTAGATCTCCATATAATGTTGCTCCGGTGTTTTATGGGTATTTAAACAATCCGTATATTGCTAAAGTTGTAATTGGTAGTGCATTAAGTACAAGTGAAATTGATGGATATGGTCAAGTAGGTCCAAGTACAGATGCTGGACAATTAACATATACCATAACAACTATTGTTGCTGGAGGTAATGGTTATGTAGAAGGAAGTAAAAACTTGAGTACAGAACCAGTAGCGGGAAGTTCTAGCTCAGGTACGGCAGGAGAAAATGGAACTGGAGTTTTAGTTAATTTAGATTCTCTAGGGGCGGGAGGAACCCCAGCTGGATCAGCTATAACAGCGGTAGGTACTAATATATCTAACGAAGATGGAGAAGGTATACGTGGTTTTGAAAATACCACTTATCCTTATACTGTAGATATAAAAGTTTTAGCTGGTGATAATACTGGTGTGGTAGAAATGACAGTGGATAAAAGAACTTGGGGATCTGATGGAAATTTATCACCCATATTAGCTGTATATGAAACTGAACCCATACAATCAAAATTAGATATATATTGGGAGAGTAGTACTAGTGGATTGATATCTACTTTAAATACCAATATTCAAGCTAATGATACTACTACTCCAACTAGTTTGATTCCAGCATCAGGTTCTGGGTTGAGTGGTATAACTTTTAGTATAGCAGAAAGTAGCGCTTTAAATCAAGACTGTACAGATGCTGTAGGTTTTCAAGCAGCTGATCCTGCTGGAGCTGCTTTATTACCAGCCAGTGGATCTGTAATAATGGAATTAGATTCCGTGTTAGATGGATATGGAGTTGAAAGAAAAAGTGATTTTGAATTAGCGCTTGTAAGTACAAATACTTATAAAATTCAAAATGCTAATTATTTGTATTATGGAATTGATGCAAGTACAAGAGAGTCATATAGCTTCTTTATAAAAGTAACAGCTCCATCTCCAGATTATGGGACTGATGGAAGTACTGTTACTGAAATACTAGAATTAAGTAGAGCCACAGGAACACCATGTCGTTTAAGTAATGTAGTACCAACTATAACTCCAGTGGTTAATAATTGTGGAGATTCTATATCTGTTTCTGGTGTAGATGATGGAGATCAATTAGTTGACACATTTGAAGCAGTTAATGGAGCTAATACAAATGACTCTAGAAAAACTAATGACTTAACTTTTACAATAACTCAGAATAGCGCAGATGATGCTTACTTCTTAGTACCTGTTCCTAGTGAACCATGGAAAACCCAATTGTATATAAGAGGAGGTAGTGTAACAACTGGTGGTGCTTCTATAATAACTGTTAGAGTTACAGATGCAGGAGGATTAAAAGCTAATTGTAGTTTAACTATAGATCCTACACCGTAATTTATTATTAAAACACGTGATTATTAAGATATGGCATATACAATTGAAGTAAAATATTTTAACTCTATATGGCTTAAAAAAGCATTAAAAGATGGAGAGACAACACCATCATGGCCTGGATTACCATGGAATCCTTCAGGATATGAACCTTTTCCTTATGGATCAGGAGGGGTAGCTGGAGATTTTAACACTGCGGCTAATTATAATAATGCTGGATTTTACTTAGAAGAAACTAAAATAAAAGGTGGATTTAATAATAATACTCTAAGCTATGGAGTTAGAGCTTATGTAGTAGATGAAAATAGAGATAAACTAAATAGACAACATAGTTTAATATTTTCTGGATTATTAAACTCGAGAACAGGTTTTAATCAAACAAATGTGTTTTCTATTAGTGATGCCATTGTAAAAGATCTCGACCCTATAAATGGATCAATTCAAAAGTTATATACTGAAGATACTAATTTAAATGTATTTCAAGAGAATAAAGTAAGTAAGATATTAGTAAATAAAAATGCAATGTATGATGGTGATCAAGGATCACAAGATACATCGTCAATAAGATTTTTAGGACAAGCTGTAGCATATTTAGGAGAATATGGTATTAGTCAAAACCCTGAGTCTTTTGCTTTTTATGGGTATAGAAAATACTTTGCAGATAAAAATAGAGCAGCCATATTAAGGTTATCTAGAGATGGAATAACGGAAATTTCTAGTTATGGTATGAAAGATTATTTTAGAGATTATCTTCAAACTGTACCTAACGAATGGACATCTAATCAGGTAACTAAAGCTTTCCATAGTAATCCTACTGGAACAACTTCCACAATACAAGTAACTAGTGCTGATTGTTCAGATATAGAATTAGGAGCACAATTTGAATATATTGACAACACAGGTGCGACAATTACAACAGGCAGTATAGTTACAAATATTACTCATACGGCAGGACCTCCTTCTTATTGTACAATAACATTAGATATAGCAGTTGCTTTTCCAGCAGGCACTCATGATAGTGCTATTTTTGTAACAGAAGTTAAAGGTAAAATATTAGGGGCGTGGGATGCTCATCAGAGTGCTTATACAATATCGATGCAAAAATCTCCTAGAACTACAACACCTAGTGATACTACGTATGGAGACTCGTTTGCTACATTAGGATATGATGAAACAGCTAGAGGTTGGACTAGTTTCTATAGTTACAAACCAAATCAAATGGCTAGTCTAAAAAATAAGTTTTATACATTTATAGATAGTAATATATACGAACACTATGACGATACACAAATAAATAATCGTTGTAAATTTTATGGAGCTGCAACTCCTTCTGAATGTAGTATAGAGTTTATATTTAACCCTAATCCATCTGTAACCAAAAACTTTAATACAATAGGGTATGAAGGTAGTAATGGTTGGGAGGTAGATTCTGTAAAATCTGATTTTGAAGGATTTGATTTCTTTAATGGTGCTACTAACCAATACCAAGATGTTGTTAATCCTATTAAAAGTTACGTAGAAGGAGCATATGATTCAGCTAACCCACCTCTGACAGGTGCTGCAGCATTAACAGCAACAGCTACACAACCAATATTTCATGCCGGATTTAATAGGAAAGAAAATAAATATGTAGCTAATTTAGTAAGTAGGAGTGTAGTTAGACCTGGAGAAGTTGTTTTTTGGGATGGTGATGCTAATGTCGCAAATCCAATGTCAGGTATAAAAGGTTATTTAGTGACAGCAAAAATATCAACAGATAGTACAACAGATGTAGGTGGTATGAAAGAGTTATTTTCTGTATCATCTAATTTTGTGTTATCATCATATTAAATTAAATGGAAACTAACGAATTAGTTAAGAGTAGACAAAAGCAAATAGATGATCTTACTTCATTAATAATAGAAAATGAAGATGGAGAGACTTTTATAGGGAATGGAAAAGAGATTGTTCATCACGAATCCGTACCTTTAAAACATCAATTTGCGGATCAAGTTTACATTAGACAAATGGAAATGAAAAAAGGAACCATAGTTGTAGGTGCTATACACAAGCACTTACATGTATGGTTTTTATTAACTGGAAGTTTAACTATAGGTAATAAAGAAAGTGTAGAAGATTATATAGCTCCATGCTATGTAATTTCTAAACCAGGTGTGCAAAGAGCAATATATGCTAATGAAGATTCTATATTTGTTAATATACATAAAAATCCAGATAATATAACTGATATTAGAGAATTAGAAAAACAAATCGTAGCTTTAAATCAAGAAGAATATGATGAATATATTAAAAATAAAAAATAAATTGATATGAGTTTTGTAATAGGAACTGCTTTATTAGTAACAGGAGGTGTACTGATGGCTGGTGGCGCTACAATTAAAGGTATTGAAGCTCATAAGCAAAAGAAAAAAGGACGTACAGAAAAAGCAATATA